AATTATAGACTCAGGGAATTGTAATAATGTATTATCATCTGTAATTATTTGACTACGTGAATATTTCACATAAGGCATTAGCCATACCTTACGTATACCCCCTAAACTATCTTTGCATTTTCTATTATATCCACTTACAATTTCCATCCACCTAATAGATTAATTCCTTTTAGAGCATTGACCTCATCTTGACACGTTTTATATTCGACTAAATAGTTTTTGCAAATCCATTTATTAAAACGTTGTACATACATTTGAGCCAAAGCCTTATATTTTTCAGCTAAATATTGCACTTCGGCTTTGTCAACTACTTCTTTATTATCTGCTGTATGTTTATAAATTCCCCCGTTATCGACCATATAAGAAGCTATCTCGATATATTGAGCTAAAGCCTCATTCTTTGTAATTGGCTTGATAAAATCGGTGTATAATTCAAGATATAAACCAGCTAACGTGTCCGCTTCTTTGTCTGTTTTGATTTTATCGTATAACTCAGTACCTAATAATGGTTCGATAGTTGTAAGTTGTACGTTTAAAATACAAAATAAATATTTATCCGTGTCCGTATTTCCACTTAAAATAGTGGAACGGGTCATTTCTTCGGGCGTTATGAATAGTAGCTCCATTTATCTTTTCTTTAAAAATCCGTTGTTAGGCATATTCATTGGTTTAACCGTGCTTAGTGGTTCGGTACTTTTTGGAATTTCGGTTTTAATTCCTAATTCCTTTAATCCACGAATCATTTTCTGCGCCTGTTCAATTGTGATATATTTATTTGATTTTTTTAAATATACTTTTCTTTGCCAGAAATGATGACAATCTCCACCTCCTTTATATTTTAATATGTCGTATGTGTTTGCTCCTTCTGGACCCCAACCCGGATTAACTGCTTTTTTACTAGCTGCTTCAATATCTTCTTGACGAAACACACGACCTGCCGTTATCATTTTCTTGCAAAATTCCCTTTGTGGGTTTAGACTTCCAGCGTATTCAAATCGAACCTTAAACAAATCATTATCAATTTCACTTGGTGCAAGTGGCAAGTTGTTTGGTACGCTTGCAAGATTTAAAGGAACTGAATTTTCGTCATACTTTTCAACGTCGATTAAATCATATTCGCTTAAATCCTCAACCTCACCCGATTCAATAAATAAATCTAAATCACTCTTTTTTTTTTGCTCCGATAACTGAACGCTTTTAGGCTCTGTAAGCGGCGCAAAATATAAATCTAACATTATGCCGTAAAAATTAATTACTTCCTCAAAAGCTTCAATTATTGGCGTTTGCTTTGGTTGTATAACTCTCTTCATTAATTGAGCTTCGGCTTCGTCTAATTCGTTGGCATTGTTACCAAAACCACCGTCTGACATAATGCCAAATAATTTGGGAGAAACGACTTTGTGCCCTGTCATTATTTGCTGTCTACTTTCTCCAGTAAGATATTCCCATTGTTTGTGTTGAGCATCGTTTACAGGAAAAGGAATGATTGTGATTTCCGCATCACGCCCGTTAAAAGACAAAACAAAACTCATTGCGTTTGGCGAACCTGTCAATTTTGCTTTTATTTTTTGCTCGAATACGTCTTTTTCCTCGGGTGTCATTGTTCCACCATCTGGAACATTTATAATATAACCTGCACTTAATCCTTTTTTAATAGAATTAATATAAAAGTTCGCCAGTTCCTCTTCCATTTCGGCATAAGGAAGTGCGCTTAAATAATCAGGGTCACTGAAATAGTTTTTTCCCGCCTTGTATGGCTTGATGCAATAGATTTCTATATTCTCGTTTGAAGTTCCGAACGCTGGATAAAATACAGGAACGTTTTTTGTCGTGTTACACCAATCTTTTGAATGCCAATAACCCTCAATAACTCCTTCTTCATTTTCCAAAGATGGAACAATTTGCTGTTTTGGTATATGGTAAATTGCTCCTAAACTTTTTTTGTCTTTTGATTTTATAACTTGAAAAGAAGCTTCTCCGAAAAGTTCAAAATCTGAAACTATTTTACGAACTTCTTTCGGTCTTAAAATAGCCAAGAAATTTACCCACGCACTTGTGTTGTTGTTTCTGCAACGCAATCCATTTCCAAAAATCAAATTAGCGTAACTATCAATGATTGCAGCGTTCGTTGGCGAACCATTAAACCTATCAATTATGTATTGATAAAATTCATTGTTCTTTCCGTTTAAAACCCAATTCTTTGATTTGTTTTCCTGTAATTTTGGTCTTACGTAATTGGATAACTGCAATAATCTTATATCGTTACTCATAATAGTAATGGTCTTTTGTTGCTTTGAATTCCTGCGTATTTTGTGATGTTACAAATATTTTGTCTCTATAAATAACATCCGTGCCTTGTGATATTTTTAACTGAAATTTATCTTTTTCAAATACATTTAAGTCAAATGTCATTGTAGCTAATCCATTCGCATAAACATACAAGTTGTCTATTGTTTGAAATTGTTGTGTAGCTTCGTTGTACAATTCCAAAATTAATTCTCCACTCGGTATAAACCGAGGAATAAAAGTAAATTCGTGTGTTGTATTTGATGGTAATAAATGTATCATACTATTAAACAAAAAAAACCGAATATTGTTATATTCGGTTTAATTAACTAATCCTAAAAATATCTAAACCAAAGCCAAAAATGCTGCTACTGTTGCGGGATCTAATTTAGGTGATAAACTTCCTGTCGTAGATACGCCTGTTAAAGTATATCCATTCAATTCTGTTTTTGCTCCTCCAGTAGATTGTACTACTGTAAAATCAATGCCGTCATCAATTCCGATTGCGTGATAAATTCCGTTTCTGTCTTTTACAACTGCCATAGGAAAACCATAAGCAAGTAAATTCATTTGAGCTGATGTTGTTGCATCAACTTTCTTCAAAACAAAAGTACTCGTTTGAGTGTTTACCGTTGTCCCTGTATTTCTGTCAGGAACTTGGCTTTCTGAAATGTTATTACCGTCCCCTTCCAATTCGTATTCAAAAACATCAGTAAGCAACGGGTTAATTGCTGTTGCAATTCCTGCAGCCACCGTAAACGGATTTTCAACGAAATTAAAAAGATACAAAGTAGAAACACCTCCTAAAGACTGCTTACATGCCTTAGTCCTTCCTGATGTTAAATCACAAGCCATAATTATATATGTGTTATTTTAAGGGGAGAACTAACTCCCCTTTGTTTCTAATTTAACTATGCTATTGGTCTTGCCCAAACAATCTCAGCACCGTTGTAATATTGTACTCCAGCATTGTAAACCATTGTACCAATGATTTTACCGTTCAACAGCGTATCATCTTGGTCAACCAATCTAACTTCGTTGTGGTCTGCCAACAAACCAGTTCCAAAAATTAAGTTTTTAGGTTCAGCAATTACGATTGTGTTTGTCGGCAAACCGTTTACTTCATCCAATGTGTACTTACCGATTTTCATTGCTGTATTAGCATCTCCGCCCAATCCGTTAACGATTCCTTTTGAAACCAACAGGAAGTTATAAGCTTGGTAAACGTCTGGAGAAACACCTACCTTCAAGGTTTTTCTTCTTAGTTCAATTGGCACAGCGTTCAAGGCCAATTTTAAATGAGTTTCAATATTTGATTCCGTTGTTGCTGCTGGAATATCAACATCAATAACTGTTGCATCGGCCGCAAACAATTTCAAGAAACCGTCAAACTCGTCTGCGTTTGTTGAGTCTCCATTCCAAATATTGTCATCCAATTCCTCGGCTGTTTGAGCTAATTTCTCAACCATAATGGCATCCATAATGTCTTTTGGTGCGTTATCATTGTGAGCACTTGCCCCCATTGTTTCTTCGCTCCATTGCGCTCTAAAATCTTCTTTACAAATTTCAAAATCGTCTTTAAATTTTTTAGGCTCTAAAACTTTTTCACTCAAAGTGATTGCACCCGCTGGAACGTGTCCACAAGTGTATTCTCTTTTACCGCCTGTTAAAACGATTTTACGCAAATTCAATTTGAAATTTACGTTTGGAAATACGGTTACAAATCCTTTTGCGATTGTGTCCGCTTCCTTAAATGCTTGCCCAACTATTTCGCCAGCTTCTTTGCCTGCGTAGTTAGAAGTAACTGTTACTGTAGTTGCCATATCTAATTTTTGTGTTTGTTAATTATGTTTAAAATTCTTTCTTGTGGTGTCATTTTTGAAAAATCAACCTGTACTGGTGTACCTTGAATCGGTTTGCTTGCTGGTTGTTTTCCGAGTTCTGTAATCATTGATTTCAATTCCGTAAGAGCCGCTTCGTGAGCTTCGTATTTAATCAAAATTGATTTGATTGCGCTTTCGATTTCGCTTGCAATTTTAGCATCGTTTGAAACTTTACCGTCTCCTTCTGGAGCTGCTGCATCAACTGGTGCAGTTTCTTCTGCTGGCGCTTCTGCTGGTTTCATTTCCTTACAGATTCCTTCAACTTCCACAATGCAAATACTTCCGTCTTCCATTGGATGCTCTCCAACTGGTACGGGTACTTTTGTTCCATCGTCAGCGGTTACCCAAATAGCGTCACCCGCTTTCATTTCTTCGCCTTCGTATTCAATTTTTACGCTTCCATCTGCAAGCATCATTGAACCAAGTTTTATCTCGGATTGCTTTGGAGTTAGTGCTAAAAGAATTCTTTCCAAAAAACTTTCTGTTTTACTCATTTTTATTTCTGTTAAATTTAATACTTCCCCATCTTTAACCTCGATTTCAATATTTGTCATTAACTCATATTTTCCGTCGGGTAAATTTTTGCCGTCTAATGTTTGAACGTTACAACCTTTAGTTATCATTGAATCTTTAAACCAAATATCTAAACCGCTTGTCGTTTGGTTTTTAGACAATTTAACCTCTTCAAGTGACAACATTGCATCGATTGAAAATCCCTGTACTTTCCCTGTCTTTACATAGTCGTTATTTAATGAAAACCTACGAAGCGAAATATGACCCATTAAAAAACAAAGGAGTTTACGGAATTTCTTTAGTTGAGAATCCAGCAATGGAGGGTTTATTTATTGCGTTGTCGAAACAAGAAATACAATTAAAAGAAGTTGACAAAGAGCAGCGTATTTTAATGGGTTTGGTTTTAGAACCTAACAAGCCTATTTACAGAAATCAAAACGGAGAGGAATTTAATATTGTTTTCAATGAAGAAACTATTAAAGATTTGTCTTACGGGTTTTTCAAAAACAACTCT